AGGTGCTTCTGAAATTAGTGCTTCAATATCAGTCAATTTATACACAGCTTTTGAAAATACTAGAGTTATGGCAACTGCTCCAAATGACTTCTTTGTGAGTAAGTTGCTTGATAAGATATGGACACAACTGAACTTCCTTAATACAAGGACTAAAGGAATGTTTGCCCATCAAAGAATGGTAATTGATACTGCTGACTTTAAGAGAGCATCTGTTCTAGACGAGGAAAGAAATGAATCTGGATGGATGTCAGAAATTGAAGGTAAAGTAGCAGATGTACCAGATAAGGTCAGAGGTGATAGAACTGACAAGCTTTTATTTGAAGAAGCAGGTTCTAATAAACACCTTATTGCCTCATGGATTAAAGGAGAAGCTTTAACAGAAATCAATGGTATTAAGTTTGGTATCAGATATGCTTGGGGAACTGGTGGTGACTCTGGCCCTAATCTCGAAGGCCTCACCAAAATGTTCTATGAGCCTAAAAAGTATAAAGTTCTTCCTTATAAAAATAGATATAATGAAGCGCAAGAAGTAGCTTATACTGGTTACTTTATTCCTGCTTACACCATGTGGTTTGGCGAGCAAGATAAAGGTGAGATAGGCTATGATAATAGAGGAGTTGTTGATGAAGAAAGAGCTAAGAAGTACTACATGGATAGAAGAGCTCTTTTGGAGAACTCCCCTAAAGATTTAATGATGTATAAAGCAGAGTACTGCTTTACTCCTGAAGAAGCTCTTATTCTTGAAGGTGAGAACAAGTTTGATAAAGAAGCTCTTTCTACTCAACTAAATAATATTGAGATACATAAACTGATTGACCCTCCACAAGGTATTAGTTTAAGATTCAGACCTTTGAAGAATGACCCTCATCAAGTTGATAGGTTTGCTCCTCCTGAGTTTGAATATGATTCTCATAGTAAGATTAGAATAGTAGAGTTACCTACTAAGGATGATAATGGGCAAATCCCATATAATCTGTATGTTGCAGGTATTGACTCTATTGACAATGATACTTCTACTTCTTCAGGTCAATCTGATGTATCTGAATTCTGTATTATTATATATAAAAGGATGATGGGGTTAAACCCGCCAAAACCTGTAGCAATATATAAAGACAGACCTAGAGATATTAGAATTGCATTTGATAATGCTATTAAGCTGATGAGAATGTATAACTGCAAAGGACTGATAGAAGCTACTAAGATAAGTCTTGTAACTTACTTTAAAGAAAAGAAGTGCATGGACTTATTGCTAAAAAGACCTAGAGCTACTATGCCTACTATTAGGAAAGCAAATCCTAATCAGTATGGTACTCCTGCAACAGATGATATTATTAACCATCAATTAGACCTCATCAATGACTATATAACAGACTACTGTAGTTATATTGAATTTCCTGAGTTACTTAATGAGTTACTTAGGTACTCTTATGCTAACAAAAGAAAGTTCGATATTGTAGCAGCTTTTGGTATGTGTATGCTTGCTAATGAAGATATGATTGGTAAGACAATTCAACAAGCACCTCCCAAAGCTTCCACAGAACAGATAGGCTGGTATACAGATGAGTATGGATATAAGAGATTTGGAAAAATTCCTAAACAACAATTGATACAAAGAAATGAGCAGTTTAGAAGAGCAAGTTCGTGGTTTAGTAGAAATGCTCTACTGTTGCAAGTTCCCAAAGAGAATTGATGTCTTGAAGGAGGGCACAGAAAGAGATGGCTACATTTACACATGTAAGTTCTACCTGCACAGTTAGGTCTATGACCCACTTGCATGGGTTATCTAGTGCTCTAACGATGAAGAGTTTTTAGAATTTATAACAAATTAGTTAAAGAAGTCTAAGCTCAATGAAATCATCAGTAAGAATGTTAAGTTACATCCTCAAGGTGGTTTCTATGAGCAAGACAATTGTAAATTACTTATAAGAGATGAGTAAAGACAAAGAATACTTAATGAAAGAGTGTGATAGTGCTATTACTGAGTTAGTTATTGAGAGAAAATCTCTTTACAAAGCTTATAACTACTATCATGGAATTCTTGACAAAAAACAGTATGAGGCTTATGAAAAAGGTTATGGTGTTGAGAATCCAACCTCTGTAGAATTTGTACCTCTGACTAGAAAGCATATTGATGCTATCGTTGGAGAGTATCTTACTCAGAAGCTTCAACCTAAAATTTCTTGTAAGGATTCTAAAACTCTTTCTAATATTTACAGAGACAAGCAATTAGAAGTGGAGAACAAGATACATCAACTTGCTATTTCTAAGCTTGAAAATTATATTTACAGACTAATAATGGGCAAAGACCCTCAAGACCCTGTACAGGATGAGGTAATTGACCAAGAACTTAAAGAAGTTGAGGATTCTGTAAATAGAAATTATATCTCTAATTATGAGATGGCTGCATAGACAATTGTTCAGTATGCTATCAATTCTAGAGATATAGATTTAAAGAATCAATTAACAGAACTCCTGACAGACTTGCTTGTTGGTGGTGAGGGACATTATAAAGTAGTAAAGACTAAATCTGGTAATGGTTTTAGACTTGAAGTTTCTGACCCTCTTAATACTTTCATTGAAAGAGACCCAAAAAGTAAGTATATTAAGAATGGCTACAGAGATGTAGTTAGAAAATGGATGACCAAGAGAGAGATTATCATGAAATATGGTAAGTATCTTTCTAAAGAAGATAGAGATAAAATCAATGAACAAATGCATCACAGATATAATGATGCTACTTTGTTAGCTGCCATCAACGGTAGAATTGGTGTAAATCTGTCTGATGGTCTCTGGGATTCTTATACAGGAGGTTTTGATAATACACATGAAGAAGTTTCTGATATTGTTAGAGACCTTATTCCTGTGTATGAAGTAGAGTGGATTGATACTGAAGGAGAAGGAGATGATACCAAAGCTTACAGATACAATGTAACTAGAATTGGTGAGAACATTTACATCTTATTTGGTAGAGATGATGATATGGTAAGAGATATTGATGAACCAACAGAAGCAAGACTTGCTTTGAATGGTCTGTATTTTACAGATAGAACTGGTATCCCATATTCTCTTATTTTGGCCACTGCTACTTTACAAGATAAGTTTAATCTCTTGCATTATTTAAGAGATAACTATATTGCTTTGTCTGGTGTTAAGGGTGCACATGTTGATGTAGCACAGTTACCAGCAGAACTTGGTACTGAGTTTGATGAAAGACTGATTAAGTACTGGGGTTGGAGAAAGTTAGGTATTTCTCTTATGAACTCAGCACAAGAAGGTGGTGAGAACATGAATACACTTGTTAATGGTTTTGATGATACATTATCTCTTAATGCAATCCAGGCTATTGACTTAGCTTTGGAAAGAGTTGAGATGACATGTTCTTCTATTACAGGTGTATTTAGAGAGAGATTAGGCGGTATTCAACAAAGAGATGCTGTAGCCAATGTAGAAAAAGGTATGCAGCAATCTTATGTTATTACCAAGCCGTATTTCCAGGCAATGGATACTGTAACATCAGAAGTACTTACTGATTGCATAGACATTTCTAAGATTGTTTACAAGAAAGGTCTTAAAGGAGAATTTGTTCTTGGTAATCAGAAATACTATCTTGATGTACTTCCTGAACATTATACTTCTACTAGTTATGATGTACATGTTGTTGATACAGCTGAATTGATTGAACAGCAAGACTTGCTTAGACAAGTAGCTATTCAGTTGTCTCAAGCTAGCCAAGTTGACCCAGAGTTACTTGTTATCGTTACTACTTCCAAGTCTACTACAGAAATGAAAGAGGCTGTTATGGAAGCTATCAGACAAAAGAAACTGGAGAACAATCAAGTACAACAACTTACACAAGCTCTAGAAGAAGCTCAAAAACAACAACAACAGTTGCAAAAGCAGCTTAATCAAGCAATCAATAAGCTTGGTCAACTCAATGAGAAGAAACTCCAAATTGATGAGTATGAAGTTACTGAAGGTCTTGCTATCAAGAGATTTGATGCAGAACAAACAGCTAAGCTCAAGGAAGAGGAGAATCAACTTATTAGAGAAAGAAATCAATTAGAAAGATTACAATTACTTGATACAAATCCTAACAACGATGCCATTAACAACAGAAAAAAATAATTTCTGGAAAGAAGCAAAGGAGAGGTGGTCTAAGAAATCACCTCCCTTCTTCCAGAAAATACTGAAGTTTGCAATAGAACTGGGTACAGCAGCGGTAGCAGTTCTAGGGGCAGATAAGTTATTTGATTTACAAGCAACTTATGGAGTTAGCCCTCTATTATTCACAGCTTGTGGATATATAATTGTATTCTGTGCTGCATTAGGTTTAACTGCTAAAATTACTAAACAACCAGATGGTGACAATCAATCTTGATATATTTAGAGTTACTGAAGAAGGAAAGTATTTGGAGATAGTTGCTAGCTGTAACAAGACAGTAAATGCTGTATTTACAGGGGTATCTTTAAAATACTGGTTGCCTAATGGTACTGTCAATATTGTAGACCTTACAGATGCTTTATTCTGGTCAGGAGAATATGATGAACATGAACAAAAGATTTATAATACTTCTCCTGTTATTGCTACTAGAATTGACTTAGAAGAAGCTCTTCATGTAACTGACCCTGCAATGTATCAAATCACTCTTAGTGCTCACAGCCTTGAGTCTAATGATACATCAGAGATTGTTGCACTTTGTTCAGATGTACATAATGTGTATGATTACTTAGTGCAAGAAATATTAGCTTCTGCTGGAAGCTGTGATGGATGTGCTAGTGTTAACTCTGAGTTGTATGTAAAATACTTACTGTTATGGGCACACTTACAAGCTATGCAACATAAACAGACAGCAGATGCTCTAAACCTATTTAACATTATAAATAAGAACTACAGAAGATGTGGTGGTCAAGGACCAATAATTGGATGTGGTTGTGGTAAATAATTATGATAGCTGTAGGTAAGACATTATATGATACTATACTTGCTTATTATGACAAGTTAAGGTATCTTGGACAAACACATGACTGTACTTGGGAGAAGACATTATTCATGGTAATAGTGTGTGATGTTGCTCAGTGGGCTGACTTTTTAGATGTTGAGCCCGAGGTTCAGCAAAAATTGCATGACCTACAGCAACAATTCATCTTGAAGAACAGTGATTTTGTAAAAACAAGAACTGCTCCAGATGTATTTGCAACTAATGTTAATACACCTCAAACATCCTGGACATGGAGAACTCTTAACTGGGATGTAACAGAATCTGGAACAATAACTAAATTGGATGTAGAAGTGAACTGTGATTATATACCAAAATGGCATTTAGTAACTGAGGCTCAGTTTGAGAATATTAAAGCCAACATTAGTACAATGTCAGATAATGACAAGAAAGACTACTGGTTAGTCTATGATGTTAACAATGCTACTGAAGCTAGTAACTCCAGTAGTGCTGGTAAGCCATATTACTTCCATCCAGTAGCAGAAGAATTCAGACCATTTATTGACCTTATTGGTGAGAAAACAAGTATAGAAGCTATTGCTGCTGCACTTAAAGTTCAACTCAACCATGCTTGGGGTGATGGTACTCTTAATAGAGAGGCTCTTGTACAAACAGGAGATGCTGAAGTAGATAGTTTAAAAATGTTAACTAGTGAAGAAGGGGAGGACCTGTTCAATGAATAATACTGATATTACTGAATTTGAAAACCAGTCTGGTGTTGGTACTGCTGGTTTGACTGGTTTTGTTCAAGGAGCAAATAAGAGATACTTACCTTTCCAGAACGGTACTAGTGAGACTAAAATGATTACAATACCTTGTCAAGACCAGGATATTGTGACTATTAAGTTACTTTATTTTGATGCACAAGGTATTATCTGTGATGGTGTATTTAATCTCTTTATCAATGGTAGTTATCTCAACTTTACAGGTTTAAGTAGAGGTAGAGAATCTACATTGTATTATACATATGATAGCAACAATGAAGTATTTAGAATTTTGATTCCTCAATCTTCTTATGCTTATTGCTCTGCTAGAAAAGCTTCTGTTGACAAAACTGGTGTTATTAACAATCTGTCTATTTCTGATGTGTTTGTTGAGAATTACAACTTAGCACATTGGACAGAATTACATATTAACACTGCTGAAAATACTCAATATAATAACTTAACTGTTATTATTGATGAGAATGACCAAGAAGCAATCTATGACCCTCATGGTATTTTACCAACTACTATTGAGAAAATTAAAGAAGCATATCATGCTGAAGTAGCAGATTATTGTGAAGTTAGTAATCATTTTAATGAGAATAAGACTATACAGTTCTTTATTACTGGAACTAATAGATTGATTGGTACTCTTGATACTGACTTTACAAGTGGAGAAGATAATGCAGGTGAGGTTTATCTTACTTTACCTGCTTATTCTACTTGGCACTATGGTACTGAAGTTACTGAGAATGGTACTTATGTGATGAATATTCCAAGAGGTGATTATTACTTAAATACTGATACAGGTGATGTTTATATCAGTTTAGGTAATGGCCTTGATATTCATGGTGCTACTACAACAAGCTTTGATAAGATTGGTAGTTTTAGAGGGCCAAGAGGATATGCTGTAAACAACATTGTTCTTAATAATGAGAATGAATCAGACCCAACAGCATTTATAACAACTAGTGGTGATTATAACTTCTATGATATGTATGTTGGGGAAGAAGGAGATTCTCCTGAAGATAGTACTTATATTGGTACATTCAAGGTAAGAAATGGTGTAAAAGGTGAGCAAGGAGACCAGGGCCCTAGAGGTGAACAAGGTCATCCTGTGTTCTTTACAACTACTGCCCCAATTAACATTGCTGGTGCTGATGTTGGTGACTATGCTGTCTATACAGGAACCGATGATACATTTGCTAATATTGGTGATGTATTTAGATTAAACAGTATTGATGAATTAACCTCTACTCAAATCTGGCAAAACACTGGTGGTAACATTAGAGGTCCTAAAGGGGATTTACTTAATGCTGAAGGTTTAATTCCAGCATTTAGGTTAATCAACATTACTGATGAGGATTATCCTCCAATGAGCTATCAAAAACTTCAAATGTCTTTTGATAGTTTTCAAACTATTATCGAACTTGGAGATTTGAGATGTAGAAGTATTAGAACTATTTATCAAGTATCAGGATTGCCTGATGAGGAAGATTATTATACTTTCAGAATTGAATATACTGATGGTACTAATTATGACTTAAAGATTCAAGGAAGTGGTGGTAAGGGAGCTTATGAAGCAGGTAGACTTATCAACATTGATGATGATAATAAAATTCATTGTGAAGTACCAACAGTTAGACATGAGTTAATCTACTCTGATGAAAATGATGAGTTAACTACACATCAATTGTTATATCAAGATGCTTTGATTGTAGATAATCAACAAGATTTTTTACAATGTAAGAGTCCTGATAATATTGAAACTGATGTTCTTGCATCTTGGCAACAATTCTAGGCTGCTTGCCATAATAACAGTTATGGTAACAACATGCCAGAATATGGAGATGGTACATATGTATCTAATAGTGGTTATGGTTATAGTAGATGGTATAATGATGGTGGTGCTGTTAAGAATAAAGTAAATTCTATAGAATTCAATGGTTACTTGATGCCATATAGTAAATCTTCTTATATAGTAGAATCTTTAATTGGAACAACTTCGGGTAATACAACTGGAGACCAAATTGGTTTCTCTATTGTAAATGATTCTAATGCTGTTGCAAGACATTTTTCTACTAATAAAGATGTTTATTATAGAAATACTTTATATGATATTTATCCTAGTGGTAGTACTGGAGAGAATTCTCCTAAAATGCCTAGTGAATTTGCTTGGGTAAGTGTTAATCAAAACAATAATACTGCTAAAGTTATTTACTGGACAGGTAGAGTTTCTTCTCAAGGTGCTGAATCATTCCCATCTGGAACTGTAAATGTATATAGTATTGCTAACATCAAAACCTCTACTGGCAGACATAATAGAGTACTTATTGGAACAGAAACAGTAACTGCTAATAGTTCAGTTGAAGCTTCAGGTTATATTGGATTTATCAATGGAGTTGTAACCAATTCTAGCTCGATGTCTATTGCTCAACTTTCAGATTCTTCTGAAAGCTATACAGGTACTATTTATATATTTGGTTCTATATATGACATTTCTACTAAGAAATGGTATAATTCAAAGATAATTGATGGTAACTTTAGTCAAAAAGATGCTGGTAATTATTGGGATAAAGGTTATTGGTTAGCTCCATATCTTTCTGAATTAGATACTAATTCTTCTGGTAATGCTGCTGTAATGAAGAACCTTGTTTCATTTGACAACGGCATTCTTACATTAAAGTTTGGTACAGCAAGTTCTACAATTGAAGGAGCTGATTACAATGGTTCAGAGTTAAAGATAGACTTTAAGAGTAAAACATATGATTTTACTCCTTATTCTAGTTCAGGTAAAAATCCTGTGACTAATATTGCATTGCCAGCATTACCAGATTATACAACAGGAAGTGGAGTATATGATAGAAACGGCAATTCTGTAACTCCTGATTTATGGAGCATGTTTGCAGGAGAAAGCAAATTTATGTATAATGCTTTCTCATATCAGAACTTATATATTAACTGTCTTAAAATCATAATTGATAATCTTATATTCTATGTTGATAAGACAAGTACCGACTATGGAGTTTGGCAATTAAATAATGCTAGAACTGATTATGAAAAAGTTTATATAGCGGGTGGTGAAGCTGATGACCCAATGTCACATTTCAATGGGTCTAGACAAAGTTACAATCCTATAACAGGTAAGCTTTTCTATAATGATGGTTCAAAGATTTATTAGATTGCATCTGATTCCAAATATACTTCTGGAGATAATGTAGCAATTGATAGTAATAATGCAATAAGTGCATTAGGTTATACTTTATCTGGAGATAACTTCTATCTTAAAAATGTAGGTGGATATAATGGTGGTACAGTAACTTCATCTCATTTATCTATTCAAGATGTAATTGGTCATGTTGGTAGATATACTACAACATTATCTCAAGCATCACCTATGAATGGTAATTATGAAGTATACATAACTACAGGTTCTACTGTTTATGTTGGACAACCATCTAATACAGGTAAAGTAACTACATGCTCTGTTATCATTTCTAATACTAGTGGTAGTGCTGTAACTCCTACTTTCTATACAGTAGGTGGAGTAACTGCAAAGTTAATGACAAACATTGAATCAATTCCTGCTGGTCAAGTAGCAGAATATGTTGGAACTTATATTCCTACTATTGGTTGGTTAATCAATGGTGGTACACAAAGAAGTATAGTAAGTGCTGCATCTTAATATAATATAAATAAGGAGGTGTGTAGGTAATCCTACATGCCTCCACTAAACATTACTTTTAATGGAAGAAATTAAAAGACCTAGAATTATTAGCTACACTGGTAATGACCCTGAAACAGTGTCAGAAGATTGTAGTGATGCTCTTGTAATTACTGATGATGGAAAAGTCTACTTTGGTGGTAATTCTGTTGGTGGATTACAAGAAGAGGATATAAGTGGAATGATTGAAGGCAATCATACTTATTCTATAGACTTTGGTACAGATGTAGTTACTGTTACTGATGTAAATATGTTTGGTGCAGTTAATCTTACTAAAGTTGTTGGGTACAATGTAAGTTCTATTTCTTATTATGTACAAAATTCAGGCTCATCTGTGAGTCTTACTTTAACAAATGGTGTTTGGGAAGGTAGTAAGAGCATTCCTGCAAATGCTGTAATAATGTGGACAATAACTAGAGCTAATAGTGGTAATGCTGCTATTGGTATTAAAATAACTAAGGCATAATGGCAACAACTAATAGAGATTTTAGATGGAGAACAACTAATGGTAATAAATATGTTGATAGTAGATTTGGTTCAGATGAGCATGGTGATGGTACTATGCAGAATCCTTACAGAACTATTACTCAAGCATATTATAATCAAACAAGTAAACCAGGTACTATAATCTTGAGAGGTATTTTCTCAGATTCTATGGTTGGTAATCACTCAACACAACTAAAAGCTGACTACTATGGTGCTGCTATTTGGGATGGTAAGGGTGTTAATACATTGCCTTGGTTTGGTGGCTATCCTAACATGATATTTATGAATGGTGGTGAGGAAGTAGCTGGTGCAGATGCTTCAACAGTTGATGCTTATAAACCCCTCTATGGGCTTGGTCGTGCTGTCGGTGCTGGCAGTGTTAGCTATGCTGACTTTGTGTATGGGTTTGCCTCCAGCCCTGTCCTAGTACACCAAAGTAAACTATGGAGGGGCTGTGCTGGAGGCAGCAGCCCCAGTAGAATCATCTACTCTGACATCAGAAGAAATACTGGTTGTGGAGTAGTATTGAGTAACTACTCAGGAAGCCAATCTACATATTGCACTTATTACAATACAAGAATAGATAGAGTAGAAAATAACATTGTAAGAAGAGGAGATGGAGCCGCTACTGGTAGACATTATGGAAACAGATGTGTCTATGCAAAGTGGGACTTTTTTGTTGAGGCAAATGAAAACTCAAGAGATTACTTCCAGCAATGTTGTTTTGCAAGTGACTGTAGATATTTTGTGAAAAGAGCTGGTGGTACAGGTAATGTAACTAAGAACTGGCAAATTCTCTGGGATACTGGTGAAACACTCAGTTATGCATATGATGATGAAAATGTTACTTTAACTATCACACTTACTGATAATGAGATTGCAGGTGATACACCAAATATCTCTGATGTAGTAAATGCAATGATTAGTTTAAATCTTATCACAGCTTCTAAGTCAATGCAATTTGCAACTGGTGATAATGCTTGTGTATTCCCTGACCAAACTGCTTATGACATCTTCAATGACCCAGATGGGCTTGATTTCACTTTGAAGCCAACAGCAGCTTGTGTATTCCCACAGAATAACTTATATTATGGAGCATTTCCACCTGCTGCACACATTGCAGTACTTGGCACTACAGGTGCTGGTGTAAGAACTGCTTCTGATGGTCACACTTGGTGCTTTGATAACAGAACTATTACAGGTTGTATCAAGGTAGAAAATGGTAACATCAAACTTGATGAGAGTAACACTCAAGAAAATAAAGGTGCTATCTATTCAAAAATAATGAAGATTAATCCTTCACAGTTGCAATATAATGCAGTATATGCGATTCAATCTGACCATATTACTGACAAACATGCAACTATGAACTTAGATAAGTATACTGGCACTCAGTATGGTCCTGGTGATTCGCTGCCTGCTGGTAAATACTTGTTAAGAAAAGACAGCAATGCTTCTGATACTGACAGAGCAATGTACTGGAATCCAACATATGCTGATTATGAAGGTAGAAAACCAGATGATATGCTTGTTGTAACAGCAGCAGCTGTGGAAGGAAATTATAATAGCTACACAATGAGTGCAGATGCTACAGGTACTATCTATGCTTATCAAATAGTAGACCCTAATGTACAGAATGTTGTATATTGTAGATGTAGGTCTAGTGTTTATAGCACAGTTGGTACAGGAGTTAATCTTGTTTCTGGTGTAACTTATTATAATCCTGAAAATGGTAAACAAATAACATTCAATGCTAGAACTGTTGAGCCAGGTGAGTCTTTTGTGGCAGATGCTAATCTTCCATTTACTTGCCCAACTGATAACAGTTATCAAATAGCAGTGATGTTTGATGATAGAACGGATGCAGAAATTACTCAATCTGGTGTTGATAGGGTTGTTCCTATTGCACAGTGGGTACCTGCTGCAACTAGAGGTGAATACTTTGTATTGAAGAGTAATGGTGTTATCAATGTCAGCTCAATCAATGACCAACCACAAGGTTCTGGTAATCCATATGCTTACACAACTTCTGGTTCAGTAGAAGCTGGTTCTAAATCAGTTCTTGACCAACCTTACATGCAATTTGCAGTATTTGTAACAAAAGGAGACTAATTATGTTGGATGATTTGTGTTTAAGAGGGATTTCATTAGGGTACTTTCAGTACTTAAATGGAGAAGATGCTACCAGCCCAATTGAAGACTTTTTAAGAGGAATGTCTCTTGGATACTTCTAGTACTTGGTAGGTCCTTCAACAGAATCTGACAATTTAATTACTACAGGTATTTCTTTAAAAGAAGGTCCTTATACAACAACAGGTACTCCTGGTGGTGAGGGTGGTAGAGGTACTATTACTAGTACTTATTATAAGATTATTAGAAAATAATTTTTATAGGTTGTGACTTAGGTAGGCAAACCCTCTATGGGCTTGGTCGTGCTAACAATGCTAACAATGTTAACAATGCTAACAATGTGAATGGGTTTGCCTCCTAACTGTCACTTAATACATATTGTTAATATAGCACTTCCTTAGTGCAACTAAGTCACAACCTTGTTGTTTAACAACAGAACACTGTATATTAGTAAGGTGTTGGTAAGCAATTGCTGAAGATGACTTACTAACTAGGACAGGGAAGTATTATGATAAGGTCAAAAATTACATGGGAAGAGGTTTATGAAAAGGGTAATCTAGAAAATGGTTTTAGAGAGGCCTTAGCAGTCTGTAAGAATTAGAAGGCTGTAGAAAGATGCATGAGACAACATGATTAGATAATAGCTACATTGTAGCAACAACTTAAAGATGAAACTTATCAGTTAACCCCACTCTTTTCTTTTAAGGTTTATGAGCCCAAAGAAAGAGATATTCATGCCCCAAATCTTTATCCTGATAAAATACTTGACCATACTGTCCTAAGAAAGGTTAAATGGGAACTTCTTGATAGAATACCTTGGTGTTCTTTTGGTAGTTTACAATACAGAGGTTTACATAAACTAGCTAAACAAATATCTGTAGTTGTAAATACTCATCAAGAATGGTATTATCTTAAAACTGATTTCAGACACTTTTATGAGTCTATTGACCATGATATAATGAAGCAAATGGTCAGAGAAACATTTAAAGATAAGAGAATCATAAGGTATTTTGAAAGGTTGATAGATAGAAACGAGAAAGGTTTAGCAATTGGTGTTGGCAGTAGTCAATATCTTGCTAATTTATTTTTATCTGCCTGTGACCATTATTTTAAAGAAGTTCTTGGAGTAAAGTATTATTTTAGGTATATGGATGATATACTCATTATTATACCTACAAAAGAAATGGCTAAGTTCCTTCTTGGAGAAATTCTTAAATTTGCTGATAGTCATAAACTTACAGTAAAGAATAATGTGAGGATTGCTCCAGTGAGAAGTGGGGTTAAAATGGTTGGCTGTATATTTACAGAAAACAGTATTAAACTCCAGAGACATTTATATTTGCATATAAAACAAAAGGCCAATAAACTTAATAAGCAAGGTGTTGATGACCATGTATTCAAACAACAAATGGCAAGTTATATGGGTTGGCTACAACTAACTAGGTCTTTTGGTTTGTGGAAAGTGATATTAAATGGTAGAAATATTAAATTGTTTAAGAAAATGCCCTACCAGACTTTGACTGAGAAAAAGGGATATGACAGATGGCTTGGTGTACCTATTGAGAAAAGACTCAGTATTGTAGATGTGGTAGACAAGCAGATTGCAATTAAAGAATTTGCAATAGTTCCTATAAAAGGAGTAGATAAAGTAGTTGTTAGATTTTCCTTCTTGGAAGAAGACCAAGAATCAGAAGACTATACCTTTATCTCTTCTTCTGAAGTTTTGAAAGATAGATTAGCAAGGGATTAGGAATATTTCCCATTTGCTACAACAATACAATATAAACATAAATACTATTATTATAACTGATATGGCTGGGCAAGTACAAATCCCAATTTTTATTAACCCTGTAAGTACACAGAGAGGTTTGGAAAGTGGTCTGACAAACAGTTTTGTTGTTAGAGATATTGAAAGCCTGTAGACTACAGCTGATAACATTTACACAGAACCATATCCTAGCATTACTTCTTTAGATGATTTGTTACATCAACTGTCTGAAGTGGTAATAAGATTTGATAATGGTGCTAAGCATCTTACAAAAGAAGACCTTATGCACCTGTGTAAACTCTTACAAGGGTCCCTTATTTATCTTTACCAGGTAAGTGGTGGTGAGGGTGAATTCAACAGACTTGAACAACTTATTCAAGAGCTTGACTAGAGATTGTCTGGTCAAATTTCAGCAGATGAAGCAAAATATGATGATTATGTTCATCTTGCAGGTTGTGTAACAGATAAGGAAGAGCTGGATGCAATTCCAGTTGAACAGTTACACAAAGGAGATTTCTATAGAGCAGGTAATGATGAGTATATCTGGAGTGGTAGAGTTTGGATTAAACTTGGTCCAGATGTATCTATTTATGCTACTACTGAATGGGTGCTTCAACAATTACAATCCTTAACTAAGACTGTTATTGGTGCTACACAAGATGGTGGTATTACTGTAGAAGAAATCAAGCAAGGTAATGTAATTATTGGTTATAACTTGTCTGTTGATGAATCAGTTGCAAGGTCTGCTGATTTAACAGCATTAGCACAAGAGGTTGCTAATAATTACTACAATAAGACTGAAATTGATGCTAAATTTGATGCAATTGATTTCTCTCCTTATATGTTAAAAGATGGCAGTAATTATGAAGGGGACTTAACTTTAGTAACTCCTGCTATTGCACACACTTGGACTATTAAGGACCAGCAAGATGTAGAAAAGAGTACTTCTCATAACGCTAGTATTTCTGTTGAGAATGGTGCTAAAGTAGATTATATTGGCACTGCTAGTATTCCAACACCTTCTGCATCTTAGAAAGCCCCCACAGGAGCATCTGGTTCTTGGACATTTATCAATGTAGAAGCTGGTGCACAAGCAGTGCTAGAAACAAGTAATATAACTTCAAGTGTTACTTATAATTGTACATTTACTGCTCCTAAGAGTGGTTTAATTGTATCAAATAACAAAGTAGTTAAGGCTACTGGTAATGATACTACAAGTGCAAGTGCTTCTGTTTCTTTCCAGCATAGAAGATTCTGGGGAGCAAGTGCTACTGCATCTAGCGTTGATTTAGCTACTCTTTCTAGTGAGTTGTCTAACAGTAAAGCAAAAACAATAACTTATAACTGCTCTGGTGGTAAGTATTTCTATTATGCGATTCCTAAAAGTTTAGGTAATATCACTACTACTGTTGGTGGTCTTTCCTATACTGGCTGGGTAACAGAAGATAGAATTATTACTAATGAGTATGGTTATCAAGTAGAATATAGAATTTACAGAAGTGGTGATATACAAACTGGTTCTGCTATAACTGTTGTAATTTCTTAATAATATGGCAAACATACAAGGTACTAATGTTGCAGCTGCTGTTGTTCCATTTACAACAGACGATATTTATGCAACTCATGAAGCCAAATATGGTAAGGGTGGTTGGAGAAGTGTTGCTACTAAAGCAGACTTAGCCACAATCCCTGTTAATAGACTTGAAGAAGGTATGTCTGTCTATGTTATAGCTGACAAACAGATGTATATCTATGAAGGTCTGGAAAACGGTGAAAGAAAATGGACTACACCTATTGCTACTCAGGCAGGTGTAGATTTAGAGATATTAGCTACAAAAGATTATGCTTCTGGTAAAGCAAATGATGCTGAGGCTGCTGCTAAAGCATATGCTGACAGTTTAGCACCAAACTATGATACTGCTGGCACAGCAACTACAGAAATTGGCAAACTTGATGTAGCAAATGAGGGGGAAGTTGGTTCTTTTATTGAGCAAATCTCAGAAACAGATGGTAAGATTTCTGCTACTAAGAAAGCATTCGCTTCTAGTGTAACAGAGAATGGTACTGTTGCTCCAAGTGCGGCAGCTGTGTATGCGCATGTACAGCAAGCTACTGCTGCTTTGGCAGGTGCTACTCACTTTAGAGGAGTTGTACCTTCTTTACCTGCTGATACCACTGGTTATTCTGATGGTGATATTATTATTGTTGGAACTAAGGAATATATCTGTTCTAGTAATATTTGGGTTTAGTTAGGAGATGAAGCTGCTTGGGACCCTGTTGGTTCTGCTGCATCAGCAGAGACAGCAGCTAAGAACTATGCAGACAGTCTTGCTTCTAATTATGATGCAGCAGGTACTGCCGCAGCAGCAGTCCAAGCATTAGATGTTGCAGAAGTTGGTCAAGATGGTTCTTACATTAAGAAAGTAAGTGAAG